CCGCGCCTGCCGCTGCCGTACACCCCTTGTCCCGGCTTTCCGTCGACCCGTCCGCCGGGCATGCCGTCGGGCGCCCAGTGCACGTGGTCGGTGTGTCCGGCCAGCGTGCTGTCGCTGTAGGCGCTCGGGTTGAACTGGCCGTTGTTGATCAGGCTGCTCGGGTCGAATCCTGGTCCCTGGTAGATGAGTTCTTTCGTCTGGCCGAGTGCGTTCTGTGCCACCCAGTTGGCCAGGTTCGCCATCTGCTCGGGACTACCGGCGAAGTCGAATGCCTGGCCGGTGTCGTGCAGCAAGCCGTCCTTGGGGTGTACGGCGTTCTCCCATGCCCCGGTGCCGAATGAATTGGGGATGCCGAAGTTCGCCCGGACCCACTCCCTGATCGAGTTCTCGTCGGGCGGGCCACCGCCGGTCATGCCGCCACCGCCGCCGCCCATGCCTCCGTACGGGTCGACGTGATATTCGCTGGGGTTCAGTCCGGCGATGATTGCGTCGAGCTGGTCGCGCTCAGACGGTCCGCGGCCGGCGTTCTTCGGGGGGCGTGGCGGCACTGGCCGGTCCCCCGGTGCCGGTGCCGGTCCTGATGGAGCCGGTGGCATGTACGGACCCGCCCCCCGGCGGTCGCGCTGATCCTGTCCGGTTGGGCCGGTTCCCACCCGGCGATCGCGCTGATCCTGTCCGGTTGGGGGCTCATATTCGGGCCTGCTCGGATCGGCCGGTTGCAGCCACCCGCGCTCTCGGGCGTACTTCTCCCTCTCCTTCTTTGCGTCTGCGCTGTTCGGGTTCCAGGGTGAGTCCTCGGCTTGCCCGGTGATGTTGTTCCAGGCGTCGGTGATTGTGCGGATTGATGTGGCCAGTCCATGAATGGTGTTTGCGAGGGTTTCGATGTCCGTCTTGAAGTTTTCAATGTTTCTCTTGCCGTCTTTGGCGAAGACGTCGTAGATCACGCCGCCGATTCTTCCGAAGGCGTCTGCGATTTCCTTGACCGCGTTGATGCCGTCTTCCATCCAGGTTCGCAGGTCACCCGATTCACGCGCGTCACTGACCCAGTTGGCGAAGTTTTCGGCCAACTCGGCGACGTCGGTACCCAGGCCGGGCAACAACTCTGAACCTTGCGCCACGAGGTCGAGGATTGCGTCGGTGAACGACTGGGCCGCGGGGGCGGCGTTCTCGAAGGCCTGGGCGATGTTCTGCATGGTCGCCGCCATGTCGGACTGGCCACCGGCTGACATCAGGGTGTCGAAGACGCCGGACATCATCTTGTTGAGCGATCCCGCGATGCCGGTGGTCAGCTGTTGAACCTCGGGAAGGTAGGTGTTCATGAGGTTTTCGATTTTGCCGCCGATGCCGCCGAAGCCGGCGAAAAAGGAATCCTGGGTTGCGTTCTTCAGCACGGTGAACTGCGGCATCAACGCCTGGATCGACAGCGCTGCCTGCTGGGCCGCGGGGGAGAGTCCCTGGATTGCCTCAGCGAATTTCTTGGGGTCGCCGATCTCTTTGATGGTGTCGCTGAAACCTGCGGTGGCCAGCTTCAGGGTGCCGAATCCGGCCGCTGCCGCGGTCAGGGCCGCAGGCAGGGTCAGGATGGACTGCGACGCCGTCACTGCGATGCCGATCAGGTCGTCGAGTCCTGAGATCAGCAGGGGGAGCGCCGCGACGGCGGCGATTGAGCCGAGACCGCGGGTGACACCGAACGCCGTCGAACCGAGTGCGGTCAGTGTGCCGGTCAGTCCCTTGCCTTTGCGGTCCAGGTCGGTCGCCCCACGCGCCATGTCGAGGAATGACCTGTCCACATCTCTGTTGGCCTGAATCACCGACCTTGTTGCCGTGTTGTAGTCACGGATGGTCTGCAGCTCGGCACGATCCGCGGCCGCCTTGTTTCGATGGGCGGCGCCCAGCCTCAGGTTTGCGGTGATCATCTGGTCGGTGAGCCGCTTTTGATCCCTCAGTGCTGCATTGCGTTCCTGCTCGGCGGCATTCAGTTTCTTTACATCGTTGGTTCCCGAAGCCAGCACGGCGTCGTATTCGGCCTGTGCCTTTTCGGCGTCTTCGGTTGCCCGTTTCAGCTGTTCCTGGGTGGCGACTCGGGCACGGTGGGCGATGTTGACGCTCTCGGTGGACGCCGAAATCCGGTCGTTGGCGGCTTTGATGGTGTTGAGCGACTTGGCGAGTCTCTCGTTGGAACGTTCCACGTCGCGATGAGCTTTGATGACGCCTTTGCTGAACGAGTCTCCGGAGTCATCGCCGAGTTGCTGGAACCTGCGTTTGAGCTCTTCGGCGTCCCTCTTCAGCTGCTGCTCGTGTATGCGGGCATACACGTCGATGTGGATGGCGATTAGGCTGCCCTCCGATCAACGGCCATCAGCTGTCCTCCCAGTCGAACTTTTCCGACCTGGGCAGGGGGGTGCGGTCTGCGAACGAGTAGAGCAGTTCGCGCCGCTCCTCCATGTCGGCAGCCTCTTCAGCGCGTTCACGCTGCTCAGCTATCGTCGGGAATGTCATCATCTGGTTGGCCTTGCCGCCGTGCACCGTCTGCGTGATGGAGCGTAGCTTGGACAGTTCGGTGGCGATGTGACGCCACACGATCTCCTCATCGCTGTACTCACCGCCGCGGGCCGCCGTCTTGAACGCGCCACGGTCGGGCATGAATTCCAGCAGCTCCAGCAGCTCGTAGGAACTCATGGTGCCACTGTGCCATTCCGCTATCCGGCGATGGTGGTACTGGGAGAGGTCACTGGCTATCTGCTTTGGGAACTGACGCCAGATCCACTGGGCCTGCATCAGCTTCGGATCCACGAAACTGACGCTCACGCGCTATCAGGCCCTGCTTACCCCATATCTTCCACACGTCGGCCGCGTTGCAGCCGCCCTCGCGCAGCAGCTTGTACTTCTGCTCGCCGAGCGCGGCCTGGACTGCGCGCACCGAGTAGGCGGGCTTGATGAGCACCCCGTCTTTGCGGAACGGCCGCTTCAGCGCGCCCGGCTGGGTTTCGGCGGGCAGCACCACCCCGGTCTCCTGGCCGTTCTCACCGCGGAGCCGCTGTTCGGGGATGAAGATGTCGGGTTCGCGATCGTAGGACTCGACCTCGAACCTCAGCTCTTCGTATTCGGTCATCTGTTCGTCGTCCAGCATTCCGAAGTCGGGATGCGGCGGGATCTGGATCACCCGGCCGTCGTCGAGTGTCAGCGGGGTGTCGGCGAACATCGAGTCGTAAGCCTCGGCTTGTTCCCGGGCGTCGCTCGCCGGCATGGCAGAAGGCAGTTTCGTGGGCAGGTCTTTGGAGTCGGTCACCATATCGCCAGGATATTGTCGGAAAGTCCCGAATCGGTTAGGTTTTCGATATGAGCAAACAGGGCTGGATTGGTGACCTGTTAAGGCACCGGATTCGCTCCGAGCGGGAGCGCCACGATTGGTCCCAGGCCCAGGTCGCCCAGGCCCTGTCCGAGCACAAGATCGAGGCGCAGGCGAGCACCGTCTCCAAGATGGAGTCGGGTGAGCGGGGGGTGCGCGCCGACGAGTTGATCGCGTTCGCCGAGATTTTCGGGTTGTCCGTCGACGTGCTGGTGGGCCGTGGAACCAACGGTCTGGATGTGGTGTGGGCCGCTTCCCGGCTGACCTCCACGGCGCACCGGATGGTTGGCGAACTGCTGATCCTGCAGAAGCGCATAGCCGATGAGACTCAGGATCTCATCGGCTATGCCGACCGTGACTGCAAACGCGAATCCGTTGCCGACCTGGTCGAGCGCGCCAACCGTGCGCACGGCGCCCTGCACCGGGCGCGCGAGAGTCTGACCGCGGTGGCGCGGCAGTTCCCGTTGATCGGTGTGCGTTAAGAGGTGGTGAAGGTGTTGGATACTGCCGACGTGGTCGAGTTGCCGTTGGTGCCGGTGGCGATGAGTCGCACCTTGTAGGTCGTTGCCGTGACGAGTCCGGTGAGGTTGTAGGTGGTGAAGCCTGCACCCGGGGTGTCCTCGGTGACCGAGCCGATGGTGACCGCCGACCATGACGTGTACGGAGACGTTGCCTTTTCTGCGGTGACCGTGAACGGGTCGCCCGCGCCGGTCGGGTCGGCTGCCGAGACGGTCGCGGTGGTGGCCGCCGTCTGGGTGCCGATCGGTGCCACGCCCGGCCACACCGGCACGCCGCCGATGGCGGTCCAGCCGTCGCCGGAATGCCATTCGTTCCACAGGATCGGGATGAGCTCGTCGGAGTCGGGATCGGCCGGGTCCTTGCCGACCAGGAACGGGTCGGGCAGAACCGTGTAGCCCAGTTCGCCCGCGTCGGGATCGGTCTTGCTGCGCCGGAACGCGCCGATGTTGGTCAGCTTGCACAGCGAGTAGCCCTCGGCGGTGAACAGGTAGCGACCGCCTTTGCGCCGCGCGAACATCGCGATGATCTGGCGCTCAACGGATTCGACGTCGATCGGCTTGCCGATGCAGAAATTCTCCGTGCCGGGATCTTCGACGATCGGGTTGCCGCTGATGTCGGAGAGCGGGAGGTTCATCCGCAGCCGCTTCAGCAAGGGCTTCAGTGTTTCCACCCCGGTGAAGTTGATGACCAGGCCCTCTTCGGTCAGGTCCGTGTCGAAAGGCATGTTGGACTGCAGGATCATCTGGTTGTCTTCGTTGATGGTCGGCGCCCGCTCGGGGCCGCCGTCCTCGGTCAACGCACCGACCAGCCAGAAGCCCTCGTTGGGATCGGGGTTGGTGACCCACTCCCCGTCGACGCGGATCACTGCGAACCT